CGTTCCATCATTTTTCCACGGCACAGTAATATATTCAGAAGATTTGAAATCTAATGCATAAGTAAACTTTCTTTTTACCTCATGTGTAACTCTCGTTCCTTTATCAGGACCACCATATTCTCTAATTCTTAATATTGAACTTGGAATACCATAACAATTTAACAATCCTTTCATTGCTCTTTGTGTACCTTTTGTTTTCATAAAGAACGGCATATTTGCTAAAATTCTTTTCCATATTTCTTCTGTTACCTGTTCCTGTGGTGATTCATATTTAGAAGTTCCATCTGCTTGTTTACCTAACAAATATTCTGGAAGTATCATTAAATCATTACCCTGAACTACATCCCATCCCATAGTTCTTGCAACTTCTCTTACAATATCTTTTGAAATACCCTCTGATAGTTTATTTGTTCTTTCATTCATATCTGTAAAGTGTCTCAAGTAAACAAATATCTCATCAAATTGTTGTCCTGTCATATCCATGAACTCTAAAAATACATTATTTTGAGTATCACTTACTATATGAAGTGGTAAATTATTTACCAATCTATCACGATTATTTCTATCAAAAAGATTTGCATAACCTTTCCACGATGTAAGCCAAGTTGTAGCTGCCGAACCCGAAGTATGAACTAATGTATAAGGTGAAGTTGAATTTTCTTTTGGCCAAGAAGCTGAATAGTATTCTCCAACTGAACTCGAAGCGTATGAAGATGATTCAAAATATAAATAATGTTCAAATGGATCAAATGAATTAATCACTCTTCGTTTTTTAGCATTAAATGAAGCAATTGTTACATCTGAACCCGTTATATTTCCAAATGATAAACTTGATGAAGTATATAATTCAACTAACTCTAATTTCTTTTTAAAGTTATCAATTCTTTTTTCAGCACTACCAAAATGAACATGATTACTAAATCCATAATCAGTTATATCACTTCCAAAGTAATCAGTTCTTCTTGAATAATCAACATTCACTTGTGTATCAAGTAAACTTTGTGAAACTAATTTATTTTGAATGTCCTCTTGTACGCCTGCATCCGTTCCGATTAATTGAGTATAATTGTTAAATTGTGTTCCACGAAAATTAATTGGATTATTAGTTGAATTAAAATCTGGTAATCTTAAAAATAATATTTCAGGATCTTCCTCTACAAATGGAACTAAAGTAATACTATCTTCATATGGCTCCATTTTTTCTTCTACAAAATAACACAAATCCATTTCCTCAACATCTTCAGGTAATTTATCATATAACTTTACAAATCTTGAAGATGCCCAATGATTTTTAATTCCTGTTTCTCTTTCTACCTCAACTGATTTTAATCCCCGTTTGTAATTTGTCATTAAATTATAAGTACCATTACAAACCATATAAGTATTTAATCTTTCAACTTGTCCTTTTTTAAATTTAACAAAACTCTCTTCAAATATTTTTCGTGCATTATCTTCACCACTATGTTCATATTCATTTGCACCTTCTTCATATGATTTATCAACTCTAATTCTATTATTATCTAATACCTCAACAATTCTTCCAACATAATCAATAGGTATTTCAATTGTTGGTTCTGGAACTGGAACCGTTGGTACATCAGGTGTTACTGCAGTCTGAACTATAGCCTCTACAATATTTTCAGGAGTTACACTTGGTGGTGGTTGATTGACTATAAATTCTTGTTTATTAAAGTAAGCTGTACTGGTTTGTTCACCCTCATCATCAGTATCGTATGGTTGGTCTCCACCAAATCCGCCTCCACCCATATCATCACCATCCATAGCTCTCAACATAGTGATTTGTTTCTCTCTCCACATTTCAAATTTATTCATTGATTCCCACTTACCAAGAGTTGCACAAACAACATTGTTTGCAACTATTGTGTGGTGTTTATCAAGAATTAAATTATAAACATTAAGTGGTTTAGAATTAAATAACTTACCAATCTCGTGAGCCTTATACCATTTACCACGATATTTCATTGGATGGTTATCTGTAGTTATAAGATTTTTAAATTTAGAAAGTGTATCTCCATAAGGTCTTTCATCTTTAATTACTTTTAATATTTTTGCATAACCAATTTCAGTTTTAACTTTCATTCCACTTCGTAAATACTTAATTGAAACTTGTCTACCATTACTTAATTTTACTTTAGTGTCTCCTGTAAAACATACTCTTGAAAACTTATCCAGTACACTAACCACTGGTTCGTCTACTACTCTATCTTTAACTTGTTCATCTACCGTTGGTTGTACTACTCCTTTTGTAACTCCCGCGATTATATCTAAATCCATTTTACCCTCTGTAGAAATAACTTGTGGTGGCAGTAAATCTACTGCTCTTTTTTCAATATTTTCTGCAATCTGTCGTCCAGTAATACTATACATTCCCTTAACTGTTATATTACCACCTACCATTGCATCACTAAATCCTGGTTCTTTATCATGTGGTATTAATATTAATATATTGGGGTCGGTTAAATCCCATCTTATTTTTCCAGCAGTTGCAGTTTTTTTAGGTGTATATGTCATCCACCAATTTAATTGTCTTAAATTTCGTTGATAAACTCTATTTTGAATATTTTGAGTATCAACTTCTATTTCAGTTCTACTTGGTGATATTTTCTTTACAACATATTTTAATTCTTTTGGAAATATTTCTTTTAGTTCTTGTCTTGATTGTCTTTTACCAAACTTTTTAGTTGAATAATATTTTGTTTCACCATTAATAACTTTTGTTTGAACCTTACCCACATGAACCCCACCAAACTCATTTACAAATACAGTTTGTTCCTTACCAGCAACTCGTTTTAAAAACAAATATTTAACTTGATAAGTTCCTTCTGTAAATCCCATTTCTCGTAAATGACCACCGACATCTAAATCCATAACTCTATTATCATCATTTACATCTGCTGGAAATGTTTCATCTTTCAATAATTCATTTTCAAAATTGTAAACATAAAGATGTATATAATCTTCATTTCTTCTACCAAATCCAGATGGTAACAGTCCAGGAATTTCTAATTGTTCTTTATCTTTTTGATTTAATCCGTATTCTAACATTAATCACCCTCTGCTACTTTTGCAAGTTCTTCTTGTAATTCTGTTATAGTTTCATCTAATGTTATATTTAATTCATCTTGAGCTGCTATCTTATTCTCTAACTCTATTCTTAATCCCTCAAGTTCAGGTTGTGTTACTACTGGTTCTTCAGGTGGGGAAGGAATCATACCTTCTATTTCTCTAAAAATTCCTTTTTCATTACCACCCATATCTTCTGGACCTAAAAACTTTAACCATAATTCTTTATTAGATGATTTTTGTACAAGTGGTAATCTTATATATTGATGTGGTTGTTCCATTGAATTGCCTGGATTTTTAGGGTCTTCATATGATAACAAATATCCACTATCATCTCGTAGTGGGTCTGTTGCATCAAGAGCAGAACCAGATATGGCAGCTCTTTTCTTTTCCTCTTCTAAAGATTTTAAAAGTTTATGTTCATCTGCATCTTGTACATTTTTATAATACTCTGTATTTCTAGCTTGTTTTATTGTATAGGGCATTTTATCTCACCACTTTAAATTCATATCCGTCATCATATATTAAAGATGATTCTTCTGCTCCACTCCCACTTACTACTTTAATTTCAAACTTATAATGTCTTTCTGGCTGAAACCCATCCATCCACAAATTAAAATAATTACCTGTTGAATCACAGCTAACAATTGAACCTGTTCCAAATGGAATTATCACATCATCCGTTAAAGAATCTTTTACTGAATAGTAAGTTCCCTGTCCAATTGCTGTAGTACCTTGTGGTAAAGTTTTTACAGTTAGAGATGCGGGTGTGGTAGCAAATCCTCTTGTTGGATATAATTCCCTACCAACTAATCTGAATTTTACTTTTGACTTTTGTTTATATTCTGGTTTAAGATTTTTAAAATAAAGAGTTAGATTATCTATATCGGATGAACCTAAAGCACTTAAACTACCTGTACTCCAAGAACTATCATCCCATTCAACTTCTAACTTTGGTGGAAAGATTGTGTTGGTTTCTCGTGAGAAAAATTTTAAATGTCCGTAATGGTTAGCATCACCTTCAGCCGAACCAGTTGCGGTTGTTGGATCAAATATAGAGTGTGCACTTTGAGATGTTGGTATATTTTCTCTTTTAATGATAAAACCATTATTTGGAAATAAAGAACTTGAGTAAATATGATTCTTAACTAAATCACTTACATCCATTCTAATATCTTTTGTTTCATATACTAAGCTTTCTGAAGAACTAACTTTATATTGACTATTTAAACTTGAAGTAAACCAAGTTCCACCTTGTGTTAAACTATCACCAACCCACTCTGTTTTTATTGTATCGTTATCACGATATTTCCAACTTGCTCCATCACTTAATACTGGGTCTCTACTATAAAATCCAGTTCCACCTGTCCAACTTCCACTAACAATATATGAATGTAAAGATTGTTCTACTGCTAATTCACTTGAAGCCGCATCATAAAGATTTAAATAATATTTTGCAGTACTTGGAATTATTCCACTTTGTACTGAAGAAGAAATATAACTATAATCAAATTTCATCAATATTCGTGATACGGTAATATTAGTTCCTGTAGAATTAACATTTTTTCTAACCTCTAATATTTCATCCATGCCTGTATTAATTGAAGAACTTACATTTCCTTGATAAAGTGTTGTGTCTATTGTGGGATACTCAAAATAATACATTATACATCTCCTACTACTCTACCCTCAATATCTGTATTAGGGAATTTTAATTCAAAGATACTTGGGTCTAATGATGGATATATTATACCATCTTTAGTTGCTGATTGTAAATCGTATACATGGCCATTATACCCATTTGTTGTATCATATTCATTGTCAATAACAACCATTTGTTTTTGTGGATTATCATCTGCTGGTGGTACAATACTTGCCACACCATCCACTAATGAAATTGCATAAGCAATATCACTCAATATAATTGGTTGTCCAATTTGCCATTTTTGTATATCAAAATATTTCTTAACCGATTCAATTGCCTTTAACAATACTTCATTTTTATTATATCCTCTTTGAGTAATAATTGAAAATCTACAACTAATATTTACAATATAAGCATCTTTAATATTAATTGCATCTGTTAATATTCTATATTGTGATAAATAAGTTTTTAAATTTTGTTTCACTGCTTTATTTAATGGTACTAAATTTTGATTTGCATTATATCCTAAAGTATAAAAATTTAATGCCAATGGATTAGGTAAAGTATTTATAGATAAATTTTTGCTAATCACACCATTCTTAACAATCAGTTTAGTATTTGCCTCTAATTGTTCATCTTGAACGATAAAACATTTAGCAATATTACCATACTTTTGTGGTAATGAATAAACTCTAATTATATAATCCTCTTTGGTAACTGCTCTATTTTGTGAATTAAAATATGCTAATGCATTCTGTCTAACTTGTTCATTTGTCTCTCCACTTGAACCCCCAGTTGCTGGTTCTGGATTTCTAATACTCAAACTCTTTTTCATATCATCTACTGCAGAAGTTGTCAACCCTGTTGAATCAAATTGCCAAACAATATTATCTGTATTTTTAAGTGTATATGATAATACATTATCTGTAATAGAACCACCATAACTATAAGTTACAGTTAAAGTAGTATTACTTGGTGCCAATCCAAAAGTTTTTGTTTTTAAAAAATTACTTGGATCAAATGACTCGTCTAATTTATTAACACCCATTGCTAAAGAAGAACCAACATTATCTGGATTTGGAATTATTTCTTCATCAGCATTTGCACTAATACCACTACCAAATCTTATTTCTGTTTTACCATCACTACGAACATATGTTGTAAATCTTTTAGCAGTTTTAATTAACTTTAATAAGAAAGGTGATTCCTTTTTATATGTTGTTAAATCAGGACTATTTAAATCAGAATTTTCCATTGAAGCAAATATAGTATCTTGAGCCAAAAATGGAACTTCATACCATGTATCTTCTTTACTATCTGTTATTGAAATTATATCAATTACTTTATCATTACTTAAAATTATTTTATCAAATTTAGTAGCATTTCCAAAAGAAAATGTTTGTGAAACTTTAGTACCTGATTTACAAATTCCCTTTTTAACTAATTTATAATGTGTTGGTGCAGTATCTTCAAATTTTGAAATTCTTGTTTCCATAGTATCTAATGAACTTGATGTTTTAAAATTAACATCATCCAATACTCTAAATGTTGCTCCGTTAGTAGCAGAAAATCCACTATCTGCTTTTAATATTGGTGCGTAATCTAAATCTGGTTGATATGAATCACCAACAGCAAGTGCAGGAACTTCTACACTAAACTCACATATTGCTGTAGCAGGACTCGATAGTTTTGGTTTATATCCAAATGATTGTGCAATTTTAAATATATTTCTCTTCTCTTCTGCCGCATGTAATAAAGATTCACGATATTGATTATCAATATAAAACGATAATACATCACCAACATATGATGCCATTTCAATAAACATCATACCTGGACTTGATTCATTAAAATCATTATATGCGGATGGGAAATATGATTTTGCAAATTCAATCAAATTACTTCTTATATCAGAAAATTCTCTACCTATATATTGAACTTCCTTTTTTTCTACTTTTTTATTTGTATTATAATCAACAGCCATTCTATCCTCCTGTTTCAAAAGTAAATGTTAATGTTTCTGGAGCTTCAGGATCATCTACATCTACTGTAAACTCTAACTGAACTACTATTGTGTTTGGATTAGATTCATCTTGATATGTTCCAACATTTTGTACTGTAATATATGGTAGCCATAATTCCAAAGACTCTTTAATTGTTTGAGTAATAGATTCTTTAAGTACATCTATTTCTAATGGTTCAAATATTATTCTTGATAAATTTGATCCAAATGTTGGTTGTCCAGCTCTCTCACCTATTTGAGTTAAAAGTAAATTCTTAATATTAGAAGATGCTTGTTCTTTAATAGTACCTGAGCGTGGAAAAAATCCCTCAGTTCCTACCCCATATCCTAAAGGAAACTTTAATCCAAAAAATGAATCCTCATCATCATTTAATGCGGATACTGATGGATTATTAATATCTCTTGTGTCCATTATCTTTTACTACCCTTTTTCTGATCTATTGCTTTCATTACTTGTGAATAATCCTTTGTTAAAGCATCTTGTACATGGTCTGGAACTTGATTGGATGTAACTCCCGCCTCTTTCATAGTCTGTACTGCTCCAACTTCTCTTTGTGTTTGTTTATCACCACCGAAACCAGCTAATTCAGCTACTCTACTTGAATCAAATGTTCCACCGCCCATTGTTGGGTATTCGTCCATTTGACCATTACCTTCAATTCCACCAACTGTTTCATTTAAAATATTATTCAAAGTTTTATTTGAAGTGTAGGTAACCTTCTCTCGTTTCTTATACTTTTTTCGAATCGGTTCTTTGAACGCTTTTTCAGTCAATGATTTTAGAGAAGAAGATTTCTCCTCTTGTATAAATATCTCGTTCACCTGTTTTTTAACTTCAATCTTAACGACTTCTCGTATTATTTTTACTAGGTCTTTTTTAGTCATGTCTAACTCCTTTACGCACCATCTGGTACTTTATAGCCTGTAAATACAGTTGGTACAGTTCCCAATGGAACTCCAATTCCCTGTACTTGTTTTGAATGTGTATCAAATGCTTTTATTAGTTGATCAATAAAATCATCCACACTTTTGTTTTTCATTCCTTCTGCGTCAATAAATGCTCCAGTTACACCTGGAACTACTACAACACACATATTACTTGAAACGGCCCCTGTCCAATATATTTTTAATGCCGTATCTAATGCTAATGAAAATGGTGGGAATGGTAATGGATTTTTCAAACACATATTTAACATTCCTGCCATTAATTTTTTTAATGGTGATTTAACTATTATTCCTGGAACAGTTGCACTTCCCTGTCCTTTTTGTGTTCCACCAAAATATGGTATACCTGGTACTGCGGTTTTAACTGCTTTATCATATGAATCAGCAATTGCCGTTCCTACATCATCACCCTTTTCTAAGGCTGCTTTATACTCAACTCTAAATAATTCCCAACCTATTTTTTCTGCCATTTTATTCTACCGTATTCTTTGGACTTTTTATTGATGGTACTCCTAACGCACTTTTTAATTTTGTTAAAGTAGGTAGTCCTGCAACAACTTGTACAGGACCTGTAGGTGCCAACAATCCAGTTTCTATTAATGTTAAAATATCATTTAACACTGCTTCTAATTTATCTCCTAAAACCAATGGTTCAGTTGCACTTGAACTACCAATTTTTGTTACTGGTGATTCAATTACTACTTCTTTAACCGCTCCTATAGAAACATTGTTATGACTAAACATTCCAATATCTCCACCGTTCTTAGTATTAAATATAATCCTATCCGAACTTAATAAAATATTCTTACCCTCATAAGGA